TCATCCGTCTCAATTGTTTTAATCAAAGCCGTAGGATCATTCGTGAAGCCGAAGTCAAGCCCGTAAATAGCTTTTTCCTCTAACTCCTGCGGTATCCTATCTATCTGATACCAATTAGAAAAAATAATGCCTTCCGTTACCCCATACTCACAATCAAAGTGTATCCGCTTGAAATTCTCATCCCTTGAAACCCTCATCTCTATCCTATTGCGCTCCGTTTCAGGCAAGAATGGGTTGTCGGTATAGTTTGACTTGATTACAATCGTCTTGTCATAATTTGATAGCCAATTTTCCATCCAGAACTGAGCGGTAGGGTTAAAGTCGGCAATAACATTTTCAGAACGCCTTGCCAGCTCATCCCATACATCCTTTTTCAAAGAGTTGACCTCGTTGCCATACAGGTAATCACGCCTTGCACCTAAAGCCTTGTCAATCCTATCTGCCGAGAAAAACTCTATTATAGATCCGGTCGGAGCGGTCCATCTTGAAGTTGATATGTTCCAACTCGATTTACCCCATAACCCCAAAGGCTTGCAAACATTTGATAAAATTCTTATTGCCCCGATATCAAGGTGCGGTTTGGATTCTGAAACGATGGTTATAATCAAGTCTTTAAATCTTAGTGCTATGGAGAATAAAAACAGAACAATATCATAGGTTTTACCTGAACCAGTACCGCCTCTGTGAACGATAATTTTATTACCATCCTCAAAAGCTTGTTTGGTTTTGTAAAATATAGCGCCTGTCTTTATATCAACATCCATATCCATGTTACTTGTTGTTTGAATTGTCAACAAAATTAATTGTCATGCCGCTACTGCCCTCTATTTTATTCTCAACATACTGTTGGTTCAATAACCTGTGCTCCTCTGGTGTGCAAATCAACCTGTACAATGCTAACAACTCCGCCGCCTTGCTTGACTTGAATAATTTTGCCCTTATAGATGATTTTGTTCTAATTTTATTCGCCTCCAACATTTCCCTCAGTTCTGTATGTTCTTTTTCATCAGGTTTGAAATATTCATAAAATGTGGTAGGATGGCACGGCAAGAAAGCAGTAACATCGCTAAAGAAGAACAAATTATGTTCCTCTATAGCTTTTTTTGCCTGATTGAATAAATCCTCCTTGTTGTATATTTGTGCCATAATTGTTTATATTTTAATTGCATCCATATTATAAATTTCTTTCATCCTATTGATTATTATCTGACAATTAATAGGGTCTTTTTCCATCATAAAACACTGTCTATTTAATTGCTCTGATGCAGCCATTGTTGAGCCACTCCCGCCATAAAGATCGACTATGAGCTGTTCCTTGTTACTCCAGTATTTAATAAACAACCCTAACGTTTTTAAAGACTTCTGATGTTTATGCCCAAAGTTTTGGTCTTTTAAATTTTTTCTATAATCTGTTTTAATGATGGAGCGCCCACCATCGTGAATATTATTAAACTTTGTCGCCTCGCCAATCTTAAATCTTAGTAGTGCAATATGATTAACATAAACATCATTGTTTGTTGGTGATGCTATGCCGGTGTCCAATGTGTAGAGTCGCTTAAAGTCTCCTATATTTGCTTTAAAAATAAAAGGTATTTGCTTGTCACTTGCAAATATTAATATGTTTGTATTCAAGGATATTTCACTGAAAAGAGAATATATTATAGCGTCCTCTATTTCGTATGGAGGGTCAGTAAATATTAAATCTGCTTTTTCATTGTTCATTAATTTTAAAACATCATCCTTCGATGTAGAGTCACCGCAAAGCAATCTATGTTTCCCAATCTTAAATAAATCACCTGAAAGTATATCAGTTGTTATATTATTTGATGCTTCAAAGCCATCATCTTCTGCGTCTATTTCATCAACGCACCATGAATCAGGTAAATCAACCCCCCAATATTCCAGCTCTTCAGGGATCCAGTCGTTCTTTAGCAACGCCCAATCCCACTCGCCAAAACTAACATTGTCTTTTATAACAAATTCTTTCCTCTGCTCCTCTGTCCAATCATCAGCAATCATTACCCAACTATCAGGAATATCTTTATATTTTAATTCCTGCAAAGCCTTCAATCTCATATTGCCCCCCAAAGGATATAGTTTGCCATCGCTTGCATCTGTAACGCAAACAAGAGGTCTCTTCTCCATCATCTCTGGAAAGTCCTTTAGCGACTGAACAAGTTTTTTAAACTTATCATCCTTTATAGTTCTTGGATTTGTTGGATTCGTCTTTAACTCAGATAATTTCATGTTGCTTCGCTTCAATATTTTTCATGCGTCAAACGTAAGCATTTTAAATTAATAAACCAAATAAATCGGGATTATTTTTCAGGTTAGAGCGTTGATTTTTTTAGGCTATACGCTGTAATATAGTGCAGCAAACGGTTTCAGCGTTTTCGTAGCGTCAAGAATATTTTATTCTGGCAAAAAATTATTTTCTAAAAATAAAAATAATTCGGTTAACTGATTGTTTTTTAAATTGTTACGAGCGAAAAGATATACCAATTATTATTTTATTTTATTTCATAAAACTATATAGAGAAAGCCCTATTGTATATATATAGTTTAGTATAATATTTTAATAATAATAATAATATATATAGTAATATAGTGATTATTAAGTAGTTACGATGGTTTTTTAACTATTATTTTATTTTATACTTTATAATTAACTTTATTCATTTCCACGTTTAAATCCATGCAGTAACACTTCATAAACCTGATACAAAACCATGACGCACAACAAATTACCCTGACGCAAAACAAGATTAACGACACTAAACCCTGACGCAAACAATCTCGAAAAAATTATTTTTACACGCAAAAACACCGAAAAACCGTAGTTAATGGATATTAAAAAACACGTCTATTCCTATAATGGAAGTTAAATTCATGTTAACTTTTGTAAAACCAATCCTCGAAAAAGACCGTTTTCGGTTAAAATATCTTTAAAAAGTGCGAAAAAGTGGAGAAAAGTGACCGAAAAAGTGGCAAAAATGGCAAAAAAACGGGTAAAAACGCTCAAAAAAGCACCAAAAACGATGAAAAAGTGGATAAAAATCGAGTAAAAATCGAGTAAACGTTCGTCGAAAATCAATAATTCCCCATGATACCACGTGATAATACACAAAAAAAAGGTCGATTTTCACTAAAAACCGACCTTTTAAATTAAATACCTCTGATATTTTACTCGAAATAACACTCAATTACACACTCAAACTGATCTATATTATCAATAAATCTATGAGAGTACCCCAAGAATTTAGCCCAAAAACGTTGTTCCCCTGATGCAACACCTCTTCCATCTGGTCGCTTAAATTCGACAAATAAACATTTCCCGCCCTCCTGTATAAACATGTAGTCCGGTATTCCCTTATGCTTATTCTTCTCCAGCTTCACCGCAACAAGTCCTTTTTGCCGTGCGATATTACAACAATCCTGTTCGAGGATTAACTCTGATTTTGCGTGTTTTTTAGTCATAATCATTCAATTATTAAACACTCCTTTACTCTGTTTTCATTTTGCTTCCCCGTTTGCTCTTGCTGACATTCATTCCACACCTTCAACTTTAGCCTCTGCATTCATAACTGCATCATCTATAGCCTGATTGTAGGCTTCTTTTTGCGCCTGCTCAATAATCTCTTTTAGCTCATTCTCGAAAGCTCTATTAAGCACATTTTTATTATTGTTTGTGATCCACCAATTAGACCACTTACTGACAAATTCTTCTGCTGTTATCATTCTCTGCCCTCCTCTGTTATATTAATTCTACTCTTACATAACGTTACTATCACTCCTATAAATCCAAGCAGCAATCCCCATAGAAACCCTTTAACAAAAGGTCTATTCTTGCTCTGATAAATCATGCCTCCTGCTACTCCGCATACTACCCAAAATATTAATGCTTCCATAATTCCATTTTTAAAGATTGTATAATATTACTTATCATCTGCACAACCAATTGATGACACTACTTCGTTAATCTCATCCCTTAGTTTCAAACTGACTTTGTCGCCATACCCAAGATAGTCGTTAAATTTCCTGACCCCGCTCCAGACGGTTGCATGTGAGCGTTTTGACTGCCTGGCTATGTCGCTCAGCCTTATCCCCTCACTATTCATGTAGTGCCATATCGCCATCCTTCTTATTGGGTTCATCCCCGACCTGTCGTCAACCTTTAGGTTTACGAACCCTAATTTGCTACAAATCTCGTCAAAAGTCGGCACTTTAGCATTAATCGTTGATGTGCGTGTGTTTCTTGATCTCATACTATTTCTCCTTTATTGTTTAATCTTTTCACTTTGCCATGTTCTAAATAATACTTACCCATTGAAGTATCAACTTCACCATTGTTTTTCCTTAAATCTGCTTTTTGCCTTTTACCTGTTTTTGTTTTTTTTGTCATTGTCGCTATTAAATTATAAATTAAAACTATTCGCAAATGCCATGTTATGTGTCATTTTACTGCAACCTCAAAGCCTTGAACCAATTTAACAATCGGTTTTTTTTCCCGAGTGCATAACCCCATTTGCCTGTAATCAAAAAAGTGATGGGTGATCCAATAATCATTAACAACATCGTTACTATTGCAAAAGGGAGTGTTAAACGCATCCAAAAATTGACAGGTGTTTTTTCTTCGTAATAGAAATCCATTTTCAATTGAATGAATCTATCACACAATTCTTCACTATCAATTTTTGAAAGTTCTGGAAACACTTTTTTGAAGTTCGGTATGTAATAAGCATAACCGTTTGACCAAGTTCTTTTTAGTTTTCTGTACATCATAATCTGAATAAAAACGGCACATAACAAGTGTTTTGCGTAATAGCCTTATCAAGTGTCGTGGTTAATTTTAAGTTTTTACTAAGGGCTACTACGTAAAGCCCCAATACGTTATCGCTCATATCCGTGATTTTTGGGGTTATCGTCATATAACCCGATTTATTCATCGCCCCGCATCGTGTCGATGAGTGCTTGTTTTTGTTTAAGTTTATCGCACTCCTCCTCCAAATCGTAATCCCAAAAACCCAACTTACCTTTCACGTTCAAAATCGGTTTGTCGAACAGGATAGCTTCGGAAACTACCCAATTGTAGATTTTCTTAAATCCGAACATGACCATATCCAAATTATCCGTTTTCTCCGCCCAAATCGACGGATGATTGATTACGCAATCGGAATACTTTACTGCGCCGATGATGGCGGAACGCGTCCATTTTTTAACTGGCAATTTTGGAAAACGTCTCGTACCTGTCAGCTCCAGGTAAGCTTCCTGCATCTGTTCTTCTGTCAATACTGATAAATCTAATTTCTTATCCGCACTCGCATGAATCAATACCCACTCATTTTTGTACTTTTCGGGCAATTTCCACGTCCTGTTCTCTATGTCTTTTATGCCTGAGCAGATTAAGTATGCCAATGGCTGTTTTACGCTTAAAACTTTGTGTATCATATACTCCTTTTTTAAATTCCCATCTCCTCTGCTGCTTTAATTTCCTCGTCGCTATCCTCTGCATTTTCATCTATTTCCGCATAAAACGGTGGTTCCCATTTCGTTACATCATATGAATATTCTTCTGCTGTTTTCATCTCAATACTTTTTGCCGTGCATCCTTTCACGAGTTGCGTTATACTTCATCTTTAGCTCAATGTGCTTTTCGATATCGATGCCTTTTGCTCCGCACAGGTCGAGAATTCTGATAATTGTGTCGGCAAGTTCATCCTCGAACGTATCTTTAATAGTCGATTCAAAGCTAAAAGCATCGTGGCTTGGTCTACCTATTTGGTCAACCGCCTCATACAATTTAACTTTTGCAAATTTGCCTTTTCTATCAGCTTCCATCGCCTCAGCCAATTCTGATACGCAAAGCATTAACAGTGTTCCAGTCTCTCTTGGGTTATCCCAAAATCCTTTATTCTTTGCGTTTTCGTGAATTTCATCACTTAATTTGTTTAATGTTTTCATTTCTTTATTCTTTGCGTTTTCGTGAATTTCATCACTTAATTTGTTTAATGTTTTCATTTCTCTATTTTTCAAAATTGTGTTTTATACCTCCGTGAATTTCCCTGACTTCAGGTGATACACTTTTGCATAATTTTTTGTGCTCCGTTGCCATATACCCGCTTCCGATATACCTTTTGCAGTATGGGCAATAACCGTACTTTGTTTTCATACCATCTCTTTTTGAAGTTTATAAAACTCTGATACTTCTGATTTGTGAATGATCAACGGAAGGCAGTAGTGACGGCTCAACGGCAGTCCATGTATGCAGTATGCTTGTTTCCCGAGGCGAATTGTTTTCAGTCCCCTATATTTTACAGGAATATCAACCCCTTTCTCCCATTGGTTTTCACCGAATGTATTCCCGATCCAAATCTCACCTCTCTCTAACTCGTGCTCACAGGAAGTGTATTTTTTAGCATCATCTGTGTAGTATTCTTCTGTTATCCATTCATAACCGGGCAATACAATGACTTTACACATATTTCGTAATTTTTATTATTTTCATTTCTTTAGTTTTAAAATTGATGTTTGATCGATAAGAGGGACATTCTCCAATTTGCCTGTTTCATCTCATTCCTCCAATATTTTCACGCCAGCCTTAACCATCAACCGCAAGTACTCACGAAAAGAATATATGTCGTCATACCCTTTTTTCAGGTAGTGCTCCATCAGTTCGGCTTCGGTGGCTTCAATTATTTTGTTACGTTTTATTTTCATTTCCTTTGTTTTAATTATTCTATCGGTCTCCAGCCGATAACCTTATCAGATCGCCATACTTTATTGAAAAAAACTATCTCAAAATAAAACCCAAGACGATTTGACTTGCACTTGCATAAATATAAACCAGCCTCTTCCGGTAACTCCTCTTTAGGGTCTCTCCACCTTGTTGCTTCTTTGTAACCTGCTAAATACCCCATATATAGCAATCTCTCTCCGTGTTCGTTGTAAATTCCTTCTGAATTGCTGTATTCTTTCGCTTTTTCTTCTACTGTCATAATCCCTCCTGTCTTAATAAATCAATCCCAAAATAATCATTAACATGATATATCCACATCCGATAAGGCAGAACCACATCATCGCTCTGCCTTTTTTGCCTAAATTCTTAAACAGCCTTTTCATTGTTGATATCGATTAAAGCGGTCATGACCTCATTAAATTTAGCGTTAAATATTTCCTTCGTTGTCGGCTTAAACAACAGCCATTCTTCAGGCATATCCATATATTGTATCTGCTTTGAGAAATCATAATCAGCTACCATTATACCTTTTCTTCTGTCGAAGAACTTAATCACTGTGTAACCATCTTTCACGTAATAAGGAAAACTGATCTCCAATTCCTTGACCTCTTCGGTGGTCACCGTTACTCTGATTTTTTCTGTTTTTGCTTCCATGACTTTAATTTTTAATTGATTATTACTATTACTATTATTATTACTTTAATTGAACACCATAAAGATACAAAACATTTTTGATATACCGAAATAAAACACTAATTAATTGTGTTAAATAATACTAAAAACGTAAGACTATTTTGTTAAATCAATAAATTCCTGCAATAATTCTTGCTTATTTTGAAGTGAACTGTATTTTTTCACCTCAACCGTATTTTTCGCTATGAATGAATGTATTTGCACCCCCCTTTTCTGCCCTTGCCTGATAAGCCTTGCGCATCCTTGCGACCACAATTCAGCATCATAAGGGAGTGAGCTCCAGACCATCATACGTGCGCCAGAGGTATGCAGGTTGAGCCCATGCCCAGCGGAGGCCGGATGGGCCAGTAAAACATCTATATCCTTGTTATTCCACTTATTGATAGCATTCTTACCCTTAATATCAGCAAACTTTATATGCTCCTTTTTCAACTTCTCTAAAATCCATTCACGCTCCTCAATAAAAGCATAAAACAGTAAAACCTGCTCACCCTCCGAT